AGTGGTTGTCTCAGTTTCAAGGAAAAGAGACATCTCAAATTCCATCAGAAGTCATCGAAAATATCTTAAAAGCTATTCAAAAAGATCGAAAGAAAGTTGACGAAATCAATCATAGTACACTACGAGATTTATTGAAACGCCTAAAGTACAATAGATACTATGAAAATATACCTTATATTTTAGCAACCATAAAGAACGATGATCAACCTTTGATGACACGGCGAGAAGAAGAAGTATTGAAGAGAATGTTTCGTGAAATACAAAGACCATTTATATCTAATTGTCCACAAGAAAGAAAGAACTTCTTGAGTTACTCGTATGTTCTTCACAAATTTTGTGAGATCTTGGAATGGAATCACTTCAAAGAACTTTTTCCACTATTGAAATCACGAGAAAAACTTCACTCCGCCGACCAAATTTGGAAGAAAGTTTGCAATGATTTAGACTGGAAATTTTACAAGTCAATTTAAAGATGTGAAATCAATGTTGCTTTATTCATTTTCTGCGTATTTTTAACACCCTTTTCTTTCACAAGTTTTTTAAGATCAGTTACTTTCATATTGGAATAATCTGGCTTTTTTGTGACAGATTTCTTGACTGTCTTTTCGACTACAGGGTCTTCGACTACAGGGTCTTTGACTACAGGGTCTTCGACTACAGGGTCTTCGACTACAGGGTCTTCGACTACAGGGTCTTCAACTACAGGGTCTTCAACTACAGGGTCTTCAACAGAATCTCCGACGGAGTCTTCAAGAACCATATTCAGTCGTGACTTTTCAATTCGTGCGTCTAGAGTATCGTCATCATTAACATCTGAAATGTCATCAAAATCAACTTCTGTATCAGAAACTACAGCTACATCCTCCATTTTCTCTACATTTTCTACTCTCTCAATGACATCTGATTCTGTATCAACATCATTCTTTACGGAGGCCATTTGGTTCTCCTTCAAAATCAATAACTGAGACTTAATTTTCTCAAAATCAGAAATAACTTCAGTCAATTCAGAATTTTTTGATTTCAATGCATTCATCTTCTTTATGTAAAATGCTCGAACACAAAGCAACGAAACAATAGACAGCAGTCCGACAATATATAATATATTGTCGTTCATTTTCAATTACATTCATAAAGAAAAATAAGATACGAATTAAACGCAGTTCACATGAATTTCTTTAGAAGAATACGAGGATCCTGTCTTAATCTGAGCCAGCGATTCGTATCGGGCCAATTGAGATCGTTTCTTCGGTTAGAGTATTTTGCAATCATCACTGTCTTTCCATGATGCGTTTTCTTATTTGTAAAATCGACTTTAATGGCGTCATCTGTTACTTTTTCGAAAGTGACTGACCACATTGGTTCGTTAGGATCACTTCCATAGATCATTCGTTTGTTATAATCAATTATTCTAAGTGCTCCTGTATGGCGAGGGTCGAACCAATATTCCATTTAATATGTACATAGATTTTTTTCATATAAACATAAAACTACATAAGACGTCAAGTATTATGTCCTTCATCAAAGACTTTTACGTTTCGTCCAGAATTTCGGGATTACCATATGTTATCGCATTATATACACCGTTCTGTTATCTATATGATGTCACATTCGTCGACATAATATACTGTATTTTGACAGTAAATGGGTTCATTTCGGGAATGTTAACAAACAACTTCTTTGACTACTTTGCGGATATTGAACACAACCCGGAAAAAATTGGATTGAAACACACATATCTAAAATATACAATGATATTCTTCCTTTCTACACAGGTATGTGGGATTAGATATCTTGATTCGATTGATGATTCATCAATTTTGACATGTGGTGCTTCAATTTCATTGATACTATCTACATTTTATACTCCAATCTTCAAAAAAATACCTTTGGTCAAGAATCTGATTACAAGCATATATATGAGTTTCATTCCCATCTTCTCATTAGTATATTACAAAACTGACTACGAAACGGCGTTAACTCTGTCTTTACCAACTTCATTTTTTGTAGTTATTCGAGAAGTTCTACTCGATATCAACGATGTCATCGAAGATATTGATAATAATGCGCGCACAATTCCAGTCTTGTTTGGAGAAAATAACACAATAAGACTATTGAAATTTGCAGTGCGGGCCTTTTGGATTTCGTCAATGTATTTTTTCAATGATTCTCCAATTTCATGTGGTTTGCTGTCAGTCATGTGCTCTTTTTCATATTGTCGAATGTATTTCATTGAAAATCGTGAATTCGTATACGGTATACTCAATTTCCACATCTTATACCCAATACTGATGTATGACTTTAATATTCACAAGGCGATTCTAACGTTTGTGTGGATGATAGTTGTAAACTTTATCATAAACCATGAGAGTTATGATGAAATATGGAAAGTCTTCTGTCGTAAAATGTTTCACATTCTGACTGGATGTATGCTTCTAGAACTTGAGCAAAGTATTGTTCTACTATTATTAACGGTGACTTTTTTGTCAAATATAGTGTTTCCTAATATTTACTTTGGATTTGAAAAAGGAGATACTGATATTTTGCTAGATGACATCGGAATTAGATTTTGGTGTGTTATACTATTCGTTTATAGTTTACTTAGTAATGAGGAAAATTACTATAAGCTTTTGCCCTTTTTCATATGTGATCCAACAGGAGCAATCGTAGGTAGAAACACACCATTAAGGGAAAAAATAATCATTTGGGCCAATCAAAAGAGTCTGCAAGGAAGTTCGATGGTTTTCGCAACATCAGTCGCTTTGACTGGCTCGTTTTTTTTGTCTTTTCTCATAACATTTGCAGAACTTTTCGGTGGGGACTATGATAATGGAATTATTGGATTAATCCTGATTGCGTCATATCCCTTCAGACTTGGATTGAAAAGGTTGCCTTCGTTGTGAATTTGTGAATAGATAACTGACTTGAATGAAAAATCATGGATTTTTATATAGCGTTATAATAATAAATAATGTTCAGAACTATTTCACTTCTTTTTCTTATGATCGGAATAGTTCTTGTTACTATAGGTTACACGGAACTATCATTCAAATGTGAACCTACAATCGAATATCGTTATATTCCAAGAAAGATCTACGAAGAACAATTGTATGATCAAAATGTTGAGGCCAAATTCGCTTCCATGTTCAATGATGATAATAGAAGATTTTGAAGAAGAATTTGAGGTTCTTTGCGTTTGAACGCTTAAAAAAAATATCCTTCAAAAACTATGAAGAAATTTGTTATAAATCTCCCAAGACGGATAGACAAGTTATTAGCATTCAAAAAAAATATTCAATCGAAATTAGAAGATGGAATCGAATATGTTGAGGCGATAGACGGACGTTTCTTAGATTACGATCAAAATCTAATGACGCGGATAAACAAATGCAATGTTTCAGATGATTCTAAAGTTCGGAAAAAAGGAGTAATCGGATGTTGCCTATCACATTTAAAAGTCTATGATTTTATCGAAGATGACGATCAGATGTATTTGATTTTCGAAGACGATGCAATCCTGGTTAGTGATTTTGATGTTGAGGCTTTCTTGGATTGTATGAAATTTCCACCAGATGCCGGTATAGTCTGGTTAAACTTTGATAGCGATTATGTTGGTGATTCTATTCAAGAAATAGACAATATACAAAATACAACAGAAGCCTATATTGTTAAAGGAAAAGTAGCGAAGGAACTATACAATTACAACTTTAAGAATCTCGGTGCTATCGATCGGCACATTTTTCTGTATTTCGAAAATCAACGCAAATATAAAATGTACGCTACGAAACAGGTATTCAAACAAAACCATTACAAAACGGATATTCAAATTCGAGACTATCCAGATATTTCGGAGAAAAGATGCGCATACGTTATAAACTTACAAAAGCGGTCGGATCGCCTTCATAAATTTTATGAACGATTTCAGAAATACCATGATGACTCAAGAACAGCCTTATATTTGAAAACAGCGGTCGATGGAAGCAAACTTGATGAAAATATTCGTTACAATATTTTATTTAAGAACAAGAGAACTCGCTTATCGAATGGCGAAATAGGATGCTTGCTATCTCACTATGAAATTTGGAAAGAGATAATTCAAAAGAATTTAGCTTTCGCAATTATATACGAAGACGATGTGAATTTCCACACAAACTTCAAGAAAATCTCCAACGACGTTTTCCTGGATATCCCTCATGATTTTCAAATACTCTATCTTGGAGGTAGAAATACATGTGTCTATCCGAAATATGTAGATCCAATAACAAATAACATATCCATCCATCATCCAACTATATTATCTGGGATAGATTCGGATAGAACAACTCACGCATATGTGATATCACAATCATGCTGTAACATTCTTATTGAAATGATAGAATCACAGGAGGAATTCAACGTTCCTCTTGACCATATGATACTACAATATTTATTATCTTTGAAAATCCCAGTATTGAATTCTAATCCATTAATTTGCTATTCAGATAACGCAAATGGAGATATAATGCGTCGTTAGACACATTACATCCCAATACATCTCGAACATCTCGCTGAAAAAACAATGTCAATTGCAAGCATCACAAGGATCGCATGTAGAATTGAATCGAGGGGCTTAATGAAAGTAAACACACCCGGAGCTTTACCCGCACCAGCGAGGAAATTATTCCAAAATACTTTCGTAATGAAGCCGCTCAATACAATCAAAGCAATCATAAGAAGTACAAGAAGAACATAATCAATCGCAGTCAAATCTTTTAACTCG